ACAGTAAAGTCCGACTTCTTAGAATTAGGGGTTATCCCTGATGAGAATAAAGTTGATTACGTTGACTACGCGCCTCAATCTTTTGAGCAGTACAAAGAAGCTCTTCTTAATTACGTGAAAGCTGTGTACCCTTTAGATTACAATAACTTCGCGGAGTCAGATTTGGGGGTTATGTTGATTGAGCTTTTTGCGTATGTTGCAAGTGTTTCTTCCTTCAAGGCAGACATGTTGACAAATGAAATGTTCCTCCCTACCGTAAAATCTAAAGGTAACTTGCGCAAATTATTAGCGTTAATCGGAGTTACTCTTAAAGGTCCTATCAGTAGTAAGGCTGGATGTAAGATATCTGTAGAATCTACTCATGCTATTACAGGCTCTACAAGTTTAACTTTACCTTTGGCTAATAGAGTTATTACTGTTCCAAATACTAAGGATGGAGGCACTTTAAGTTTTACTGCATACGAGGTTAATGCAAACTCTGGAAAGATAGATTCCGAGTCCCCCGACATAGTTTTATTCTCTGGAGATTCAGCAGGAGGTGCAGGAAAAGAGTTTAGGAACCTTGTTCTTTTAGAAGGGGAATTAAAAACTCTTACAGGAACGTTTTCGGAACTGGCATCAGTACAAACTATTGATATTTCCGACTCTTCAATAGTTGAAGGTAGTATAGCTGTGTCTTCTGTAGTCGATGGGGTGTTTTCTGAAATTGAAAATATTTTCCTGGCAACCTCTGCAACTTCTAAGGTTTTTCAAAAAATATATAAGGAGGATAACTCCGCTACGTTAGTCTTCGGCGATGGGGCAAGAGGAAAAATACCACCCCCAAATACGAATTACATGGTTATGTACAGGGTTGGTGGTGGAGACCGAGGAAACATACCAAGGAACTCCATTTCTGTTACCACAGAAGGTACACATAGTTCTCTGGGAACTGCGGAAATAACTTTAACCAATAGTACTCAAGGCACTGGAGGCTCTAACGCAGAAAGCGTAGAGCATGCTAAGAAATGGGCACCCTACACTTTCCGAACTCAGTACAGAGCTGTTACGGGGGAAGACTATACTACCTTTGCCAACCAATTTGTAAGTACGGTAGGTTCAACAGGAAAAGCATTAGCAGTTCTTAGACGTTCAGGCGCTGGAGCAAATATGATAGATATTTACTTAGTCTCTAAAGCTTCAGCTTTACAATTAGAAAGAGCTTCTATTTCACATAAACAAGAACTTTTAACTTATATGAATAAGTATAAAATGCTAACAGATGAAGTTACTATTGTGGATGGGCTTGTAAGAACTGTAGATTTAGTATTAACGGTTTCTATACGTCGTGAAATGGAAAGATTTGAAGAAGAAGTAAAGAGAAAAGTGGCGAACAAAGTAACGGAGTACTTCAATGTTGATAATAGAGAGTTCGGGGAAAGATTAGACATTTCTGAATTGAATCGGGCTATCTTTACTTTGGATGAAGTACAGTTTTCTAAGCTGGACAACATAGATGAGAATATCAAATTAAACTTTAATGAGATTTTGCAGCTCAACAATATTGAGATTAATGTAGAGTACGTATAATGGCACGCATATCAGGTATATCGAATCTGGGGAAAACTCCAAGAAAGCATCAACACAATTATATTGATGTGTTTCAGGAAATGGTACCCTCTTTGTATCAAGACATAGACTCTTCGATTTACCCTAAAGAGGATGATGTTATGGAAGTAATGCTGGGGAAAATTTTAAAAGCTGCTGGCAACATAAAAAGTCTGTTTAATGTTGTGTACACGGATGCATCTACCCTGCACCAGCACTTCATTACTAGAAACGAGCTTAGTCATTTAAGGCCTTATATTTTTGAGAAGAAAATCCTCAAAGCCTTTGGGAAGTCTTTTCATGATTTTAAAAGCCAATCTGAGTTTGACACCTTTCTTTTAGATACAGTACTTCCTAATACCCACCTAAACAGCCCTACTCTTACATTTGCTTCAGGCGTAAGCTCCTTAGTAGACGAAAGTGTAAGTTCTATAGTTGAAGCACACCATTATCTGGTCAACAACCTTTCTTGGATGTATTTTTTAAATACTTCTGGTCCTGCAGGAACAGTCTGGGCTCCTTCCGCAGGCGTGTATACCCAAATAAAAGATTCTTTATATTTGGGAAAGACTATAGGTACGAAAGAAGGTATTAAATTACTCTTTGAGTACTTGTGGAGGAATAAAGGTGCGAAATCGTGGATGGTAGATTACTTTCCGGAACCTTTTGGTTCCTTAGATTCGGCAGTCTCAGCCAACCCCAATGCATCAGGAACACTACTGTTGAGTGGGGTACACTCCTTGTTAGATGTCTGGTATAATCCGAAAGACTCAGATGATTATACTATAGATGATTACTTAAAACTGTACCTTGACACAGGCATGTATTCCCCAGAGAGTATACCTGCTGCACCTTTCACTAAGTTTTTAAAAGCTCTTAGCTTTGGGTTTTATGACATGTCCCAAGTTGTCGAAGACATGTCCGATTTAGTAGACATAGAAAAATGCCCTCCTGCATTTCTTCAATATCTAGCCTCCTTAGTAGGTTGGAAATTACTGACGGGGGATGTTGATAGGTGGAGAGCTCAACTCAGACACGCAACTTACATATACAAATCAAAGGGCACAAAGAAGTCTTTAGAGGATGCGATGGGTTTAATGTTTCCAGCCGCGCAGTTTGACCCTTTAGAGAATCTTGTAGAGGCATGGGAATCTTACCTCCCTAGAATGTTGTATTATTTGATTGCGACGGAATCCAAGGTTTTGAGAAATCCAGATTTCTCTCAAACCGAAGCCGACTCCCTTTCAACTAAAAATGGCGCGCAATTTAATTTTTCGGTCACAAATAGAGACTTTAATTACCGGTTCGCAGTAGACCACATACTGTCCCACCTTCATAACCAGACGGACGCAATTACGATAGGAGGTAAACCTTTCGACTTGACGACGTGGGACCCTAAAGACCCAAACTTTCCTGGGTTTTGGCATAGAGGAGCTTACGTTGAGATTCCACCTTGGGAAAATGACAGGTTTTACGAAACTACGACTTTTTCTCAAGAGCAGGCTGATGCTTTATCCTTTGTATTATCAGGGCCGTACGAGGATGGAGGTTTTGCAGTGCCTCAAAGTCACGTAGATTCTTTTGTTTCTTTTATAACCGATAACACGATTAACTCGACATTATTAGAAGGTTTTAATCGAAGGTGGAAATTTTACACGGCTTCAGGGTCTAACCCTCCAAACTTAGAGGATTTAATTTCAAGGCATGACTCGGACAGCTTAAGCCTTATAGATTTTTGGAATTCCAAAGGCTCCACTGTAATTTCAGATATAAGTCTTAGCTCTTTTGAATATGCGTTTGAGGGTATTAAAATGCCAGTGAAAGAGGTTATGGCTGTTGTATCAGATATTTTCCGTCAGTTTGTACCTTTTCATGTTACGGTAAAACTACATGCAACTTCTAAATTAGATGATATTTATGGTGCCTCCGACCTTTTAGATAACTCCTGTTTTGAGGCAACAGTTAGCTTGGAGGATGGCGATTTCCATATGAGAGCAAACTACGAGGTTAGTGGTTTTCAAACATCCGCAACGGCAACTGGCTGGGTTCCGGTAAGCCATGCTGACTTAAAGAGGAATACTAGACGCCGTCGTAACTTTAAGTATAATATGCCAACACCTTCGTACTTTAGGAATGGGCTCTCGATGCCTCTCCCTAGGGTTTATATGTCCTTATCTTCAGCACCTGCAGGAAACCCTTGGATTCACCAAAAAGAATATATCCCTTTAGGTTTTAATTTTTCATCAAATCAATATTTCTCCACTTCAGGAGCAGCTTCTAGTGTGTGGAACCCTGAATATGATATTGCGCTCTCAGGAGTGTCCTCAATTGTTGACCATGGAACTTTCGAGTATTGGGATTATAACAGGACCATCCTAACAGAGGTCGATGACGTGTTATATGGAATAGCAGTATCTTCTACGTTTCCTTGTAGAGGTGTTCATGACGCTGCGTGCGCTCAACCAGTCCCAAGGCACGCCTACATGTCCCCCTTCAGAACAGCTCTTTTAAGAATGGCGATTGAAAGAGGGGAATCTTTAGACCAGCAAGTGTTTTCGGGAGAGAAGGCAATGCAAAATTATAAATTTGGAAGGGACACGTTCAAGGTTTATGATGCGTATAATAACCTCTTTGGAAGTAATTTAAGTACCCGGGGATTCTTTAAAGATACGGCGGGTGATACATCCTTGAGATTACAAGGAGGAGGTTTCGCACTTAAAGACCACGTATTCGGGCCTTTAGTTTTTAATAATGATTTTTCCATCGCGGGACCTTTAGCCACGGGAGATTTTTACGATGTTCCCGCAATGTTCAACAAACCTGAATCGTTCCCACAAACCCCAGTTGTCAGTGCACTTCCCGATTGGAAGTATATCTTCGCCCACAACTTTGCAACCAAGGACCCAAGACACCTCGACTCTCCGCAATACCTTAAAGCCGATGGTGCCACAAAAATAGTTCCCTCTTACCCACTACCTTTATTCAAAGCCTTCGGCAATGCCCGCCCTGGAATGTTTCAAGTGGGACACACTTTAGGAGACGGAAAACAGCAAGCCTCCCCTTGTATGCACCGCGCTGACGGGAACCTTATTACACAAACAGACCACTTAGTGTCAGGAGTATCTCTTGTACAGACTACGAACCCCGCAGCCGGAAACCCTGCATGTATAGTGTATAACAAACTTGCACCAAACAACGCAGAAAATGTTGATTCCTTTACAGGAAAAGGCTCCCTCTCCTTTTATACGTGGGACGAGCAGTACCTGGATAGCAACACGAATGCTGTAAGTCTTCCATATTCACAACTAGTAGGCGCTAGATTTCCCCTAAACAACAAACATAACGTTCTCGTAAATCCTGACTTTAAGCTCGCCAGAGACCAAAACCTAGGCCCCGGCTCATGGGATAACACAACAGACCCTAACGCTTTCCTAGGCATGAAGCTTTTTGACGCTAAGAGGGTACACGGCACCCACACTGTGGGTCATCTATACGCGCAAATCATGCGAGGCTCTACGGGACCTCCTGGGCTAGGATGGATAGAGACGAATTCTACAAGTGGCACCAGTGCCGCCAACTTCCTAATAGGAGGCACCTCCCACGTTACAACGTCTACAACGTCACGTGCAGTCCTCCCAGGAAAGACGTATAGACTTGCCCTTGAAGCGCAAACCAAGCATGACTATCTTACGGCATCCGCATTCGAGGTCACCGTCGCCCTCACTGGCTTCGAACTAAGCTCTTCAGTTTGGACCGACACATACACAACCCTTAGTAGTACAGGTACATTTATACCCTCAAGTACCGCAGGGTATCAAACGGGCACCTTTACAATACCCGCATCGAAGGTCACCTCGTTCAGCCCACTTGCGGACACCACCCCACCCCTCCGTACAACTATAGACTTTACTATCCCGGAGAAGCTAGAAACCATGCTCTTCTCGCCTCAATCCAAGCTTTCTGTAACGGTAAAATCTCTAGGGCCTGTAAGTTCTGGTGTTTACCTCGCTGAGTATGGCAGAGCTGCTCTTCATCACATAGGAATTGAAGAGATTTCTGTAGGGGGCCAAGCCACAGAAGCCAACATTTTGTTGCCTGATAAGGACTATACTTTAAATTTTAGGATTAGAGATAAAGATATCAAAACGGGCGGCGCCGGCACAGAATCAATACACGTAGCTATATTTTCAGATATATATCCTATTACCCCAACTAGAGATATTGCAGAACAATACAGACCTTACTATGACTGGGATACTAATACCTGGATTTCCTACCCCGCGTCCCCCCCAAACGCTACCGATGCTTCCTGGAAACAAGTATTTCTTTCCAACCTCGCCGACGACCCTTATAATACCGGGTGGAAGATAGGCACGTTCTCCTTCCACACGTCTAATTCGACTAGCCCTTTTCCCGATGACCCGGATGGAGCAACCTACCACAGCATAGATACTTTTAGAGGAAGCCCTTTTCATTCTCCAGGAACACCTTACACGATAGCTTTCTCGAAAATTTCTAAAGGCGAGGACAACCTCACCTCAATCGCCAGCAACTTTGTAACATTGGATGAAGTTTGGGTAACTATGGAAAGTTCGAATAGCACCGAACCAGACCACTTCGATACAGTTTTTAATAATTATAGTGATAATGATTTAGAAACTATTTATAAGTACTTTGATACTTTAGCCCAAGGGAAGCAGTCTAGGAGTTGGCAAACAGCATCTGGAGTGGAACCTGAAGGGGCTTTTACTCTGTCAGGAGGTTCAAGAGATTATTATATGGAGTCTAAAGGCGGCGTGCTTTTAGGGACCAACGTAGATAATATTCTTGTTGCTGGGGGAAAAGGAGTCTTGTACGACATAAAGGATGATTAAATGAAAGGATTTGTAGAAGTTTATAAAACAGGAAAGAAAGGGAAGGAGCTTCTTTATGAAGACTCCAACATGATTGTTGATGGTGCAGGTGAAAGCATTGTTTCTTTTTTAACCCGAGAAACTCCTCCTTCTTCTATGGGATTTGTGGCTAACTCTCACTGTTCAAGTTTTAATATTCGTGCGATGACCTTAGGAGGTCCACAGGATTCTTACTCGATGCGAGATTCTAGATTCAGCCCTTCTTCTATTTTAGAGAACGAGCAAAGTTATCACGACAAAACCTCAAGATATAATCTTCTAGACATGGGGCCTAATTGGAATTTCTCCTCTTACGGTCCGAATGCATTCGATACGGACAAACGCCGTGTACAGCTTTTATATGATACATCCCTCACAGGAACCTTAGCGTGGGGTGATGACTTACTTCAAGGGAAAGGGTATTTCGATAATTGGAAACTTGATATGGGTAATCCTAAAAAAGGTAGTCTTCCCCGTGGTTGGTATTCCACGGATTTGGGCGATAATGCAGACCCTGTAAGTGGCCCTTACATCGAGCCTCATAAAGGGGGGATGCGCATGAAACGTCCTCTTGAACGTTCGGGAGATTTCATCCCTTTCTACATCGAATTGCCAAGAGTAGACACCCCTGAGTACAAATCCGCCATGGAGGTACTTGAGTGGGGTACGACCCACGAGCTCGCAGATGAAGCTGAGTATAACCTTTTAGCCGCAAATACTCAGTACTATAAAATCGTTTATGATTTAGTAGAGAAACCAAAGACTTACTTTTCAAACACCGCCCAGTTTCTAATGTGGAATTATACTAGTGGTAGACTCGTGTACCAAGACCCTCTTTTTACAGCTCCCTATAAAGGCGAGCGGGAAATATGGAACATGACAGGAGACCAGAGACAAGGAAAAAGAATCAGTGAAGTGTTTCCTTTAGCGGACAAACTATGGTTGACTGACGATGGTCCTGCTAGTAACTACCAATACTTTTGGCAATCTACATCTAGTATAAGTGTTTCTCGTGGCCCAAACGTAGTCAGATTAGGACATTATACTACGCTTACGGATGACGAAGCCGATGTCACCTTAGCAAACATAAAGGTGTTTAAGTATAACTCAGAGTCTGGGGGTGAATGGGATATAGAAACATTAGGAAATCCTGTGGTAGACCAAACCCCTGAAGGTATGCATATAGATTCCTCAAATAGGGGGGACCAAGTAGCCTTACGACAATACGTAGGTTTAGAAAAGGGAGGTTCTTATAGGTTCGTTCTTAATGGTTCCGGAACAGATGATATTGAGTTTAGACTATATCGCATCGACACGAAGTACAGATACTCAGCAATAAAAGAGTACTATGATTTTGATAAGAATGTGTTCCTCCCTAAGAAAAATACATTTGTACAATTTCCCGAATCAACTATACCTTTAGATTCCAAGGTAAAGGACCATGTAAAGATTTTTCACATTCCTGAACATAAAGCATATGACACAGGAGAAAGGTATGAATATGTCGTAGAATTAGTAATCCCGAAGGACTCAGAAGATAAGTTTTCATCGACCTTCCTTCACACGGTTGAGTTGTATGATGAAACTGCTCACGCCTTAGAAAACCCTACGTTTACAAACCACGAATCCCTTGTCCCAAATAGTGAACTTACAAAATGGGAATATGCAGAATCACCGCATAGCTCTCAAGAAACCGAGGAGCTAAAAGCATTGAATATTGTAGACCTTGACGATTGGCCATACAGCCTAAACTTTCTTGCGGATAGTGAAACCCCAACTTCCCACTCGTATACTTCCGGCTCCATTAGATGGGAAGCATCTTCAAATATAGCAGGAAGGGAGGACGTGTCTAACGATGGGTCCATAGTATTACGCGCAACCCAGAACGCCTGGGATAGTACTATGAAAGGCACTTCTAGACTTATCAGCGATGCCATCGAACTTCCCCAGGAAATATATGAGCATACAGGATATTCGAAGTCTTTTCTATATGGCCCCCAAAGCTTGAGTTCGAAGGAGGTGTATATGAATGTGTCTTGTTGGTTTAAAGTGGACAAGGGTCATGCCCCCACAACTCCTAGAATCGAAATTCATGCTGAACAGCCGGGTATAGACGCTACGTATTATGTATTCTCCGGCAATGGAACAGATGTATCTGGAGGTCAATGGCTCACTAGTACGGACGCAGCCACCCACATGCCCGTGCCTAAGCTAACAACCGCTTTGCATGAGAACGTCCCTAATTACCAACAAGGAGATTGGTCTTTCTTTTCTAGGAATGTATTTCTAGATTCTGATATTTTCTTTTCAGGAACGGAGGCAAGAATACGAATATCAATATTTGGTGCAGCAAGTGGGTTAGACCTTAGTTGGAATGATGTACATATAAAAGATTTTTCTTTTGGTAAGGTTCCTGGTTGGAACATAACCAACGCTCACTTAAATCCTAGTTTCGGATTGTCTACAGACGCAATGAAATTAGAAGACGGAGGTTTAAGGCTTAATTTCGCCGGTCCTGGGTTGTCCGTTCCTGGTGGAACGACGACTCTCGAACACGCATTTTCTGACGTAGACAGACAAAAACAATATTTTATTGCTCTAGATTATACTCCTCGTACAACAGCAACTCAGTTTAAGGCATCT